GTGTGCCAGAAGTGAAAGCGGAAACCACCTGACCACCGAAGCGCAGCTCGGAATCCTGCTGTTCCTTGTTGAGCGTGTCCCAATTCGCACGGATGCTGGCCGCTTCTTTTTCTGGCAGCAGCATGGCCAAATTCGTGAAGTCGCGTGCGGTTGGATTGGGATTGCTCATGAGTGCCTTGTAGCCCTGATTGAGCATTTCCTGGCGCTGCATTGCTTGTTGCTGCGCCTGTTGCTTGGCGATCTGTTCCTGCCGGAAGGCCTCGGAGGTCATGCCGATCTGGTAACCGCGCAAGGCCTCCACGAACGGCTGAGCGACATTGATCGAATAGTCTGGAAGTGTTGCCATGTCAGAACCCTGCCATTTGTGCTTGCAGCATCGAAGTCTGCTGCGAACCAGGCGTGGTTCCAAACTGCGATGCGATGTTTTGATTCGCCAGGGCTTGGCGGCCAAAGTACTGGCCTGCAACGTTCGACAAGCCGCTGATGGTCTGGCCGTAGGCTTGTGCCTGGCCAAGAGCGCCAGCAGCCTGAGCTGCGCCTTGCTGGCCGAGCAGATTGGCCACATTCGTGCCCATTGCTTGGCCTGCGGTGCCAACACCAGCAGCAGACTGCTGGCCGAGTGAAGTCAAGCCACCGAGGCGGCTGTATTGCTGCTCGATCAGGCTGGACAAAAGCTGTGGACGGAACTGTGCAAGTGCTGCTTGGACGTTTCCGCCACGCAGGCCACCAGTTGCTGAGGCGCGTTGAAGAATTGCCTCTTCGCCTTGTCGCGCAAGCGCTTGGAATGTCTCGCCACCTCGGATGCGCTCAATGGCTGCACGTTCAGCCTCAGGGCCTTGCATGCCAAGAAGTGCCTGCTGTTGCGCAAGCGCAGGCTCGCCAACAGCCACAAATGGCTTGAGAAGCTCTTGAATTTTGTCAAACTGACGACGCTGTTCTGCGATGCCAGCTTCAGCCGAACCGGCCTGTGCAGCAGCCGCGTCACCAGCAGCCTCTGCGCCCATATAACCTGTGACGAGCGTAGCTCCAGCCACAGCAACCAAACCCCATGTCATTTCAGAACCTCCTGTTGAGTTGGTGCACCAAGACCCAGAATCTCCGGGTCGATGTGCTCAGCTTCAATTACTGCCAAGTCTTGCGAGTCGTTCTTGTTGACATGCACGGTCACGAATTGCGTGTCCTCCAAAGCAAGAACCACACGTTTGACGCCAGCGGGGGAAATTGAAATGTGTCCAGCCTCCACCACCATTCGTCCAAACTCGCTGATGACTTCAGCCTTACCTTTGAGCACCAGCAAGAAATGCTCGTGCTTGTGGATTTTGCCGACCATCAACATGCCAGCAGGCACGACCAACTCTCGAAGGTACATGCCTGGCGCAAAGAAATGACGGGGTTCTGGCTGCTCTGACTGCAGTGGAAGCATTGCCTCTTGCAGCCGCTGGATTTTTTCACGAGTTGGTGCCAAAGCCTCTACGGCTTCGACTTCGTGATTTTCCGAGACAGTCAGCATCGTTTCTTCATCCTTGGACGAGTGAGCTACTGGCTGCTCGGACGGCTCAGTAAGGCTATTGTCCCACATTTGCATTGCCTGTCAATCCATCTCAAAGTCGCGCTCTTCCCAGGCTTGGCAGGAACGCAGATCGTGACAGATGAAATCGAACTTGCGGCAGAAGCCACGGAAACCAGCGTCGGTGTCCCAATCGTTGCGCGGGATGCGCTCCATCAAGGCCTGCTTGTAGGTGCTGTTGTCGTAATACTCGCAGTTCGAGCAGCGACGACGACGGGCCTCTTTCTCGTCCACCTGCATGGCTTTGCCAAGTGCCACCCAGTAGACCTTGTTGGCCGTTGGCTCGTCGCTTGGGTTTTCAGGGCCGAGCATCCAGTCATCGATCACCACCTGGGTGTTCTTTTTGTTCTCGGCTGCCGTGATGAACGGCATGGATTCTGGCAGGCCGGTGAAGCCAGCCATCATGATCTTTGGCATTTCCATGGTGGTCTCCTTAAGTGATTTCACGGCCAGAGGCGCGGATGGTCAGGGCTGTGGCCGTACCAGTAGTCGAGATGAACCCACCATTGGCAAGCACTTGGCCAACCAGCTCTGGGAAGGTGTAGGTCTCGTCCGGTGCAATGGCGCGGCTGTCCACGATCAGGTTGGTCGGGCCTGCGCTGCCTCCGCTGCTCACCAGGTGCACGCTGATCACAGCATTGCTGGCGCTGGTGTTGGTTGCGGTGAATTTGTCGATGATGGCCGTGCAGTTGGTGGCGGTGTATTGCGTGGTCTGCGCCGCCTCCATCTGCTTGGAGCCAATGAGGGGTTTTGCTGTGACTGCCATGGTTTCTCCTTAGACGGCCTCTGCGCCGCTTGCTGTGATTGTCAGGCCTGCTGACGCCGCCTGCACCTGGATGGTTTCGCCTGCGTTCATGACTTGCACGCCGTTGTACTGCAGGGCGTTGTTTGCCGGGACGGATACGTCGTACAGGAAAGCGTTACCAGTGCCAGCAGCGCCAGCCGACGGAACCAGAAACACTCGCACATTGATGGCCGCGCCTGTGGTGTTGGCGATGCTGAACTCCTTGAGCAGCGTGCGAGTGCTGGCCGGGACGGTGTACAGCGTGGTGACGCCAGTCGTGATGGCGGATTGGCCAAGTTTAGTTGGTGTGATTACATCGAAAGCCATGTGAGCACCAGGTTAGATTGGACGGAGGCTGGCAAAGAGCTTGGGGTCAGCGGTCCGCTTTCCCATCGTTGCTGGACGCCATCGTAAACCAGCACGTCGCCTGTAGCCGGAGCTGGCGCATACACATCGGAGAGCTGGCCGACCAGCGGCTCGGCCTGGACTCGAACAAAAACAGAGCCAGAGCCTGCAGTGGCCGCATTGACCACCGCCGCCACAACCACATGAGGGGTTGGAGCTGCAGGCAGGTTCTTTGTCAGGCCACCAGGGAATGATGGGTTGTAGTACAGGATGTCGCCGTCTGCCCATGTCTCGCCGTAGGGCGTGCCGGTGGTGTTGAAGCCACGCACCAATCCAAAGCTGGAGACCAGGCCAAAACCATTGTTGGCGATGGCTTCTGCGGCCACACCCATGACGAGCTGGCCATTGGTCAAACCTGTGGATGGTTTGCCCTTCAAGACGCCAGACGAGCCGACGGAGCCGTCAAACATGACCAGTTGGCCTTTGGCGATTGCTGCCGAGGCTTTGATGTAGTAATACTGCGACTCGCCAATGGCCTGGTTGACGTTTGGAGTCATTTCCAGGTTAAGTGTGTAGCCCCCATTCCAGTGCACACGTCCAACTTTGACGGTTGGCGCTGGCGTGTTGGTGTTGAAGTCGATGTAATCAGTTTCCACCGAGTTGTTATTCTGGATCACCGGCGCAGTAGCCAGCATCTCCAGAGCATTGGCAATACGGCCAAGCGTGTCCAGTGCCTGCACGGCCTTCTGGTCTGCGTTGCCTGCGTTGATGGCCACATCTCTGGCCAGGCTCACAATCTGAGCCAGTGCCTCATTTGCCGATGCGTCCGCATTCCCAGCCTCGATGCTGATGCCTTCCGTGTCAGTTGCTGGAGATACCTCGTCAGCGACCTGAAACAGGCGCTCGAACTGCCTGATCTGCTCGTGGTTCTTGAGGAACGTGGCGAGCTGGTCGCGGGTGAGGTTGAGCTTCTGCGTTGCCATCAGTAGACCAATGGCTCGATCTGAGCCTCAAGACGGATGAATGACAAGTGCGCTTGGCTGTCGCCACGGAAGCGTTGGATGCGCCAGTTGCGCATGTGGCCCTGCTGGAACCAGGCCAGACGCTTGCGGCTGCCGGTCGTGCCCGCACGGATGCTGCGGTCTTGGCTCCAAGCCTGACCGTCCACGCTGTAGCTGGTCGAGATCATTGGGTCGATGCCAAGAGCCACGCTTCCGGTCAAGCTGACCAGCTCCAGCTCATTGAAGATCGCGCCATTGCTCTCGTTGTAGACGATCAACGTGCCAAACTCCCAGCGCACGATTTGGCCCCAGTGGTCGCCTCGCGTGTCCACCAGGTAGCCAATGGCGCTGGACTGCGGGTCACCGATCAGCCACTTGTCGTAGGCCCAGACTAGATTCCTTGCGCGATACTGACTGAAGCCGACCTGGCTGGTGGTCAGCGTGAACCAGACGGGCTGGCTCAGCTCTCCAGTTGCAGCAGCATCGAACACCAGCGTGCGGTCGGGCAGGTGGACGTACAGGTGCTGGTGAGCCTTGTCGTTGCGTGCCTCCAGCTTGACGCCAGCCAGCTGCGCTTCGGTGTAGCCGAGCAGAATCTGGTCGATCTCCTGCGTGCTTATTTTTTGAGCAGTCGCGTTTGCGCCGAGGTAGATGCCTGGCGCTTCATTGCGGCCTGAGCCAAGGAAGGCGACGCTCTCAACGAACACACAGCAGCCGAACGTGCCGATCACGCCCTTCTGAATCTGTGCGCCATCAATGCGCTGGAACGGGAAAAACTCGCCGCCCACGTTGTCAAACACCTCGATGGTGTTGCGGTTCAGCGCATAAACCTCGTTGCGCAGCTTGAGCAGCGCCACCACGGGATCGGGGTCGACTTCGCTGGAGCCGTACTTCAGCGGGTTGACCTGGGTCGGGTCGGACAGCTCTGTCACCACCAAGAACTCGCCGTCGGTGGTCATGAAGTAGCCGTCCACCCAAACAACATCCAGCACCAGGCCAAGATCGGGGTCGGTCACTTGCGTGAGGACGCCGTTCCAGTAGTACAGGCGGCCACCAGACGCGATAGCCAGGCGGTCGAAGCTGTAATCCATCGTCACCAGGGTGTTGACAGGACCGCCCACATCGCCCAGCACGGTCACAGCGCCATTGCTGGCCACGGTCACGAGCTTGGTGCCCATGACGCGGTAGCAGACGCCGTTCCAGTTGATGCCGCCACGGTCGATGCCTGGGCCGGTGCCGTTGCTGACAATGCCGTCACCAGGACGCAGAAAACCGGCACTGATGCCGGACTGCTTTGGGACTGGCACCAGGTTGACCGGGTACGACGTGCGCAGGTCTGGCCCGTTGTCAGCGTAGATGCCGTTGAGGATTGGAATCTGCATTCAGGTCACCACTTCACCTTTGAAGCCCACCACGCTGCGCTCATCTTGCCCTTGGCGATGTTCTCAGCGTGCCTGGCCATGAATGATTCGCGCCGGGCTTTGTCCGCCTTGGACTCGCCTTCGCGCTTCGGAGACCCGGACACGCCCTGCTGGCCAAAACGGATGGTCTTGACCTGGTCGCCATCCTTGGCCACCACGACGTGGGATTTGGTCGGGTGCGACGGTGTGCGCTTGGGCTTGTTGTAGCCTTCCACACCAACGCGAGCCAGACGCGGGTCTTTCTTTGTGGCCATCAGGCGATCCTGTACCAACTGTTTAGAGACTGCACGAAGCGCATGCGGAAGAACGCATTGGCGGCCAGCGTTGTTGGAGCGCCATAGGCAGCCGATGCACCGTTCAGCGCCAGCGTAAATGTGGTGATGATTTGCGTGGTCGTGACAAGCACCTCGGTGCCATCAGGAACGCCAGTGTTCAAAGGCAAAGTTATCGTGCCAGCGGCCAGAGTTCCAGCAGGCTGCAAAAGCATCCACTGCTGCTGGCTGACTGGGGTCGGCACGGTGATGTTGAAGCCGGTGCCGGGCGTCGAGATGCTGGTGGCCAGCGTCGGGGCCGCGAAGGTCTGCTGGAAAAGCGCCAGCAAGGAGCCGATCGGAAGGCGTCGTGCATCGCCGTTGTTTGGGGTGTAGACGGGAATCTGGTCGCCGGGCGATGCCTGGAGCAGCAGCGGGAGTTGGTTGATTTGTGGCATGGTTTGTCCTCAGTTGTACTCGATGGGGCCGTCCGGTCCTGCGGTGACCGGATCGACCGGAGGACGCAGGAATGGGTTGTCGTACACGCGCCAGGGCTTATTGCCAGCGCCAGACGGCATGGTGACGGGCATCTGCTGCGGAATCGGTGCGGTCGCACGCTGCAGCAGGGTGTTGTAACTGTCCTTGGCCACGGCCTTGGTCTCTGGCATCACAACCTTTCCGTAGCCAGGCGCAATGCGGATGGCCAGATTGGTGATGATGGCCTCGTTCGCGCTGTCTGGCACTTCGGACGGCTCGTCAAGGTCGCTGTACTGTGGGCTGCCTGGCAGTGGGTAGCCCAGACGGATGCCTTTGCCGTTCCAGTCAGCGATCATGGCATCGAGGCGACGCAGTGCGGACTGGAGTTGCTCTGGTTGCAGATCGAAGACATAGGATGCAAGGCCGATTTCCTCGAATGCGGCTGCAACGAACTGGCGCTTGCTGTAACCCATATCAGGCCTCCTGCTTGCTGAGTGCTTCGGTGATCATGGCCAGCAGCTTCTCGTCGCTGGTGCGCTTGGTGAACGTCAGGCCGAGTTCTTTGGCCTTCTCGATCAGCTCGATGCGGGTGGGCGCTGCGTTGTCATCGGGCACGGCCGAGACTTCGGCTGCGACTTCTTGCAGCACCTTCGTGACCTGCTCGGCCATCAGGCGGTGGTTAATTCCGTCGATTGGGTTGGACGGCTTGCGCTTTTTTATGGGCTTTTTGTTCTTGGCCCACTTGGGCGCGAGGATGTTCTCTTCCATCACTTGGCCTTCTTTCTGGTCTTGGCTGCGGCCTTGAAAGCGGCAGCGGTTGGCGCACCTTTTGTGCCTGGCTTGCGCATGCGCTCAGGCGTCTTTCCTGCAGCCTTCTGGCGCTCAATGCGCTCACGCTTGGCGTGAATGTTGGCGTACAGGCCGGACTTCATTTCTTGGCCTTCTTGGGCGCTTTGCTGGGCTTGCCAGCAGCCTTGGCGGCCTTGGTGGCGACGTTCAAAGCGATGGCAACAGCCTGCTTTTGCGGCTTGCCAGACTTCATTTCCTTCGAGATGTTCTTCCCGATGGACTTGCTTGAGTAACCTTTGGTCAGTGGCATTTTGAGCTCCTATGCAGAAAGGGGGGCCGGAGCCCCCCAGTCTTTCGCCAGTTTACTGGTTGAACAACAAGATGCCGGACATCTCGGGGTTCTTGTTCACGACGCCGAACAGCGTGTCCATGCGGTACTTGATGGTCATGCTGTCAATGTCGTAGAACTTCTGCATCACCAGCTCGATGCCCTGGTCGGTGGTGGCACGCATCACTGCGACGCCAGCATCGGAAGGCACGGCATAACGGCCAGGCAGAATTTCCAGAGAATCACGCTGCCAGAACACGTTGACCTGTGCGGTGTTCACGTTCAGGAAGGTGATAGCAGCTGTGTTCGAAGGCGTGGCAACTTCCACGTTCTTGTACTGCAGCTGGGCGTCGGTCGGAGTCAAGCCTTGTGCGCCGATGATCGGGGGAGTGATCACCAGGGTGGTGCCGCCTGCAGGCACGCTCACGACGCGGAAGGTCTTGAGCTGGCCAGTGGACTGCTTGGTGATGTGATGCACAGCGAACACGCCGCCGATGGTGAACGAGTCACCAGCACGGACGTTGGCCGAAGAGCTCACGGTCACGGTCTGGAAGCGGTTGTCCACGTTGATCTGACCGCCGACCGAGGTCGAGGTGGCCTGAGGCGTGTAGTTGGCCTGAGTGCCTGTGCCATCGGTGTCGATGGTGATGGAGCCACCACCGGCAGCAGCGAGCTGACGGTTGGCGTAGTCCATCTTGTAGGTCTCGAAGCCAGCGACCATGCCGACGTAAGAGCGCTCGTAAGCCTTGTCAGACTTCTGGTTGCCGAACGAACGTGCGGTGCCAACCAGATTGCCAGCCAGACCGTTGTAGTCGCGGCTGGACAGGGCCATGAAGCGGTCGTAGTCAGGCACGCCTTGCTCGTTCATGATGGCGTCGCACAGGGCCACGTCGTCATAATCACCAGCAGCAGCGGCAATCGGCACCACCAGCGAACCCAGACCAGCGGCTGCGTTCATGATAGCGACGTTGATGTCGCTGGCCAGCTTTTGCTTGGCGCTCTCGCCCAGGCGGCCTTCTTGCAGCGCATCGCGCAGCTCGAGGGAGGTCATTTCCCAAGGCACGGTCTTGCTGAAGCCCAGGGTCGCAGGCACGGCCAACTGCGTCATGCCCTGGTAGCCGGGGATCGGCGTGCCAGGAGTGCTGTTGATCGACTGAGCGATGTAGGGCTGGGGACGCCAGATGGTGTTGTTGGCACGTTCCATCATCGTCTGGTCGGTCTGGTAGACCGAGACGTTACGGGAAAGCACCAGCGCGTCTTGGAAGCCTTCGAGGAGGTCTTCAAACGCAACGCGCTCTTCTTTGGAAAAACTATTCGACATGATTCGGTTCCTTTAAAAATTGGATCAGTTTTTTGCCGCTTTCTGTCGCTTGTACTGGAGCACTTTCGTGTAGTTGCCAGTCTTTTCAGCTTCAGCTCGCAGCCGTTCAAGGGTTGAGTCCACAGCGCCAGAAACTCGGCCAGTTGAGCTGACCATCCTTTCGGGTGCAGGGGCTGCCTTTCGGTTCGTAACTTTCAATTCCTTCTCCAGTTTCGCTACCGCAAAGGCAAACTTTACGGGGTCTTCGATCTTGGCCAGCTCTGCCGCCTTCTTCGGGTTTTTTCCGAGTGCGTAAATCACCAGTGCCGGATTGTCCGCGCCTTGCAGCACAACGCCCTGTTGCGTGACGTTGAAGAGTTCCTGGGCCACAGCCTCGGCGTCCTCAAAGTCTCGCACGCGCAGCTCAGCTTTCGCCTTGCCATACCCTTCGAGCTTTTCCTGCCAGGCTCGTTGTTGCGCTTGCTCGGCCTGTCGAGATTTTTCAACCTCGGTATCGACCTGACGCTTGCGCTCGAACCAGTCTGCCAGTGCAGTCTCGAATCGGTCTGCGTCGTATTCGTAGTCCTCCAGCTTTGGCTTGGCACCAAGTGCGACCGGCTTTTTCTCAGTCGTCTGGTTCAGCTTCGCTTCGAGTTCTCGAATGCGTTTTTCCTTCTCACGGTTTGCCTTACGCAGCTCTTTCACCCAACCAGGTGCCTGAGCGTGCTCATCGGGAGGTGGCGCTTCCTCACCAATGGAAACGATCACTTCGTCGTCGTCGCCTTCGTTGTCGCCGGATTCGGCATCGTCCTGGTCGCCGGTGGAATCTTGCTCACCAGCCACTTGCTCAGTCTCGATTTCCTCTTCCTGATCTTCGACCACTACGGTTTCGTCGTCGTTGCTCTCATCTCCAAATTCTGCCTTTTTGTTCATTCAAATACCCCATTTAACTCACCCATTTGAAACGGCTGGGTGGGATTCCGTATAACCACATTCTCCACTAAAACGCTGTCATCTGACAACGGGTTGCACTTGTTCACCAAGCGCAGCCTGCTGAATCGCCTCGGCAGCGGTCAGCGCCATGTTCTGATCGATCTCGCCAGTCTTGGCCAAGGTCTCGGCCGTGCGTGCGCGGGACAGCTCTGCGTCTGCCACGGTCTTGATGGTGTTGGCGCGTGCCTGGGCAGCCTTGGCCACGGCCTCTTCGGCTGCAGCCTGCAGGAAGATGGCGTTCGGGTCTTGCTGCTGGCCCTTGGCTTCTGCCTCGGCCATGAGAGCCTCGATCTCCTGTTCGGTCGGCTTGACCACGCCCATGCGGATCAAGCGCTGGCGGAAGAAATCGCGCACCTCGCTGATGCCCTCGCCTTCCATGTTCATCATGGCCATGGCACCAAGCACCTGCAGGGTTTCTGGGTCTTGCGTGATCTGCATCATGCCGGTCAGGGCGCGGACGGTCGCGGCACGCTTGGAGCTGCTGGACGGGCCGACCTCGACATTCACATCGAACTTGGCCATGCTCAGGTCGTTGGCCATGCGCACCTCGCCAGTCTCCTGGTCGATGGTGGGTTGCATCAGCGTGACGGTGCCAGTGCTCTCGTCCTCGTTGATGATCTTCATCGTGCGGCCTTCTTCGATGTAGATGTCTTTTGCCATCGACAGCCAGACCTCGCCGCAGCGCTTCATGGCCTTGGCAAAGTTGCTCATGTAAATGAACGTCTGCATGTCCAGGCGCTGCTGGATCATCTCCACAGCCTTGCCGCTGATGTTCGACACCAGCTTGTCAGCTCCTTGCGGGTTGCCCAGAATGTCCTGCATGTCCTGCTCGGTCACCTGCAGCAGGGCTGCCATGGCCGGAGGCACGTTCGGGGCGCGGGTGTACGCCACGGGGCCGCTGACGGTCTGGCTGCCATCCGGGCCGGTGATCGGGTTGATCAGGAGGTACGGGTAGTCCTTGAGGTTGTCCTCTGCCCACATGACTTGGTGGCCAGCGACCTGCTCAGGCGTGAGGATGGGCTTCTCGACGCTGGAGAGGGCGCTGATCTCGCCCAGCTTGGACAGCTGCATGTTCTTCAGTCGCTGCGCGTCCTTGGCCAGGCGAACATGGCCCATGCAGCGCTCGACGTTGTCCACGAACCAGCGCTTTCCGTAGACCGGGATGATCGGGATGCACTTGCCTGCGATATAGCCAGCGTCCTCGAGAATCTTGCCGCCGGACATGATGTACTTGTGAACCTTGCGCGACTTGATCTTGCGCTGGCGCACCTCTTGGCTGCCAATGGCGGCCAGGGTGTTTTCAAGCTCTGGGTCGTCCTCAAAGTCCTTGGCGCGGTAGCGTTCCTCGGTGCCGTCGATGTTGCGGAAGATGCGAATGGTCTCGGTGACGTCCTCGACCTTGTAGTATTCCGCGATGTAGACCACATCAGGCGTGCACCAGTCGAACTCGTACTGGTGGATGATCTTTGGCCAGCTGGTTGGGTCGTCGTTCCACTCTTCCTTGTAGGATTCGTAGGTCATTGAGTAGATGACGTAGCAGAAACGGGCGTCGGCCTTGTCCTGGCGCTTGGCGTTCAGGTCAAAGAACACGGAGCTGTCAGCGTCAAAGATCGGCTCGATCTGGATGCGCTGGCGCTCGTTGTCCTCGTCCTCGTCATCCTCGTAGGAGGTGCGCAGACGCCAGGCACCAAAGCCACCGCCGACAGCTTCCTCGAAGGCGTTGTCGTAGGCTTCATCAGCCACGCTGTCCTGCTCGTCGGCGCGGTACAGGCCATCACAGGTTTCGGCAAGTTTGTCGGCCTTGCTGCCGTCCTTGGCCACGAAGTCGACGGTGATGCGGTTGTTGCGGTATTCGTTGATGATGCGAATGACCGACAGCATGATCTTGTTGACCTCGAACTTCGGCTTGTTCTCGTAGATGTCCCACAGTGGGCCTTCCCACTGCGCACCGGACAAGCTGTAGAAGCGTCGGTCTTGAAGGCATTGCAGCCTTTCGTCTCGCAGCGCTGACTGAACGTTGTCGAACTGCGCGAGCGCTTCGGCGTGTACGTTAGCCAGTCGCTGATCTCGTGAAATGCGTGCCATATTTTTGCCCTCGTTTCAAGTATTTTCTCACCATTTGTTCACAGTAGGCAATGGTTTTACCGTTGCCGCCCGGTTGGCCGGGAGACGCTGCACCAGGTTGATGGCGTCGAACATCGGGTCGAGCTGGTCGTCGTGTGCACCAGACGGGAAGGCCGCCACCTCGCTCAGGAAGTCGGAAAGCCATGGCGCATCCTGCGGAAGCGCCACGTTGCCAGAGGCGATGAACGGGGCCGCGTCGTAGCCTCGGCTGATCTTGTCCTTGCTGCGTTGCACGGCCACCACAGGGATGCCCTCACGCCGCAGGGTTTGGATCAGGCCGGTGCCGGACACCTTGTCTTCCACGTACATGCCGCGCAGGGCAGAGCCTTGGGCCACAGGGCGCATGTCGTTCAGGTGCTTGAGCCAGAAGGCCCTGGCGTTGATCAGCAGCTCGGGAGCCTCCCACTTGCCGCGCACCTGGTCGATCTTGACCGCCTGGCCAACGGTCGAACGCGCCCAGCACTGCAGCACTGACCAGTCGTTGTGGTCGGCAGTCTTTTGGGCCGTGTCCACGGTGATGAAGCGGAACTCCAGCTGCGGGACGCTGGCCCAATACTTGAACCACTCGGTGTTGATGATGCCGCCGCCACGGGGTGCAGGCCGCTGCTGGAGCTGTCCGGCCGTGCCGTAGGGGCCGAGGGTTTTCTCCAGCTCGGACACTTGGGCCTCACCAAAGCGCTCGGGGAACATCAGCTCGCCTTCCTTGGTGCGCGGGTCAGTCCAGCCGATGCTGGTGGTGCAGCGGTGCTCAGGCTCGAAGCGCATCGGGATGCACAGGTGCACATACGGCAAGCCCATATCCTTGATGACGCCGGAGATGTCCTTCTCGTTCAGGCGCTGCATGATGACCACGATGGCCGACTTGTCAGAGTTGACGCGGGTCGGCAGTGTCTCGGTGAAGGCGATCTTGGCCGCCTCCAGCTTGGCCTGGCTGTTGGCGTTGTCGGCGCTGATCGGGTCATCCAGGATGACGCGGTCGCCACGCACGCCGGTCATGCTGGTGAAGGCTCGGGCCTGGCGCACACCTTTGCGGGTATTCCCGAACTCGCGCTTTCCGTCCAGATCGGCCAGAAGCTCGATCGGCCAGAGCTTCTGGAACCAGTCGGACTTGATCAGGTCGCGGCAGCGTCGGCTGTCCCGGATGGCCAGCTGCTCTTCGTGGGCCGTGCCGACAAATCGCATCTCGGGCATGTCCCGAGGCCCCCACTCCCAGGCTGGCCAGATCACGCCGGTCAGCAGGGACTTCATGGAGCCTGGTGGCACATTCATCAGCAGGCGGTTGATCTCGCCCTTGGTCACGGCCTCCAGGTGCAGGCAGATGGCGTCCAGCGCCCAGCCCCACTTCAGCTCGGCAGCCGGTTCAAGCACGCGCCAGGCACGCTTGGCAAACTCGGCCAGGCTGCGCCTGCACAGCTCGCGCTCGACGGCCAGCAGGTCAGCTTCCGTCAGTTGCATCTTTTGCGGCCATGATCTGCGCCAGCACATCGGTGCCCAGCTTGGAAACGTCCAGGGTGGCCACAGCAATCGGTGCGCCATCCTTGCCAGTCACTTCGTGGCGCTGCACATCTTT